TTTTGGTGCAGACCAGGAAGGATATAAAATAACATGGACAAAGAGAAAAGACAAGGTAATGGGTCTAGGCAAGTATCAGGAAGAGAAGACAAACGCTGGTGTGCTGATTGCCCTAATGGCAGCAGATGTAAGCAAAAAGATTTATTTGATAGGGTACGATTACCACTCAAAATCGAAACAGGTAAACAATATATACAAAGGAACCACAGGGTACGTGGGGCCACAAGCAAAAGCAATACAACCTGATAACTGGATAGCACATACTAAAAAACTATTAAACAAATACGAGACACACGAATTTATACATGTGGGTGATAATATAAAAGAGTTAGACGATTATTCTCTAAAGCAACAGGTAAGTTATACTACGGACTGTTACCTTATGTTGAACATTTTATTGAAAATTCAGGGGGTACAATCATACGAGAGGGCCTTGAAAAACCTACCAGCGTTGCGCTAAGCGATACTTTTTCCAAGTTTGCAAACAAAATAATCAAGGATTCTATAAAAATAAGAGATTATCAACTTTCAGCGTTTTCTCATGCAATCAATAATAAACGAGCAATATTACTATCGCCAACTGCTTCAGGTAAGTCATTAATCATATATTGTATCATTCGTTTACTCACATCATTAGAAAAAAATTGTTTACTTGTTGTACCAACCACATCATTGGTAGAACAAATGTATAAAGACTTTGAAGACTATGGTTGGGAGGCAGAAAAGTTTGTACAAAGAAAATATTATGGTTATGAAATAGATGATAGTAAACCTGTGGTTATATCTACATGGCAATCACTTGCCACTTTTGATAAAAAGTATTTTGAAAAGTTTGATTGTGTTGTAGGTGATGAGGCACATTTATACAAATCTAAAGAATTACAAAAAATTATGAGTGCTTG